GACGTAGCACGTTGAACTGATAACGCTAGTCCACCAGCTGTTCCAGCACCAGCAGGCCAGTACCCGCCATTACCGCCGTTACCGCCTTTTCCTAGAATTACCCCGCTATTATTTATTGTTATTGTGTCTCCTGCAGTCCATGAAGTGTCGACAATAAAAGCCGCAGTGCCTGTTGAGCCTGAAGAGACAATAACTCCAGAGTTAATATTTAAAATAACGTCTGTTTTACCTGCTACATAACCCGCGACTTTTGCGGTGTTTAAAGTGTAGTTTGCGGTGTTAGCCGAAATAGTAATTACTACAGGTATCCTATTAATAAAAAACTGTTTCCATGCGCCCGATTGTTTTACGTACCCAAACTGTACTATTTTCCACGTGCCAGATTGGTTTATATAAACCGTTGAATTTTTCCAGACGCCAGATTGTTTTACGTATGCAGGCATTTATGAGACCTGATACCAGATGTCACCGTCAGAACCGCCAGATGGGCCAGATGTTGAAACCGTTCTTGTGCCGTAGCTATTGGTCCCAATAGAAGTAACAGTTAATGCGTTTATTGCACCGCCCGTAATTGCTACCGCATTAGCGTTTTGAGTAGACATAGTACCAAGAGTGCCAGTTGCGGTTGTTACAAAAGCCGTAGTTGCTATCTGTGTTGTATTGGTCCCAACGTTGGCTGTAGGAGCTGTAGGTGTACCTGTTAAAGACGGGCTTTCTGAATAAACAACGTTTTGTGTTCCAGTTGTCGCACCTGCTGGGATACCCGCAAGATAAAAACCATTACCGTCAGTAAACATATACGAAGTAACGCCAGAGGGGACTATTAGGCCCGAACCTGCAGGGATTGTATTACCTAAAACAGTTGAGTTATATATCGCAATTGGGTGGGCTCCAGCATTTCTAATAATATAGATCTTACTTACTGGGGGTACAAAAACGTTAGCTGGGGCGCTAGAGCTTAATACCAACACGGCGTTTCTTGATTGGTCCACTGCACCATAAAATGCTGTAATGGCTTGATTTGTTGAAGTAATAGCAATGGTCTCAACCCCAGCTACAGCCTGTTCAACAAGACTGCCTAGATTCAAGTTAGTTGTACTACCCCATACGCCTGATTGCTCTCCTGGACCAATAAGTTCTAAACGTAAGTCGGGTGAATATGTAGATGCCATAATTTATTCCTTAGAATCCAATCGCCATCCAGTAACAAGCTGGAGAGTATGTTCCGCCAATATAAAAAGACGTTTTTGTTAAGCTATTTACGTACGCATTTTCGTATACGCCAGATGTTGTACCCGTTGTTACTGACGCACAAGCATTAGGGAAAGCTATCGGTAAAGTAACTGTTACGTTAATTGAAGAGACATAACCCCACTGAATAATTAAACCCCCTGGGAACTTTTGATACCCGTTAGAAGTTAAAGACCTGTCAAACGCGGATAAGCTAGATAACGGTGATGATGCCCAAGTTGCTCCGTTAGATGCAAGCACGTTACCTGAAGTACTAGGTGCAACGGGTTGTACCGCGGAGATTCCGTTTCCTAAAAGTACGTTGTTTGCTGTTAAGCTATTAGCCCCAGTACCGCCTTGGGCGACCGAAAGCGGCGTAGTTAAACCAGATAAAGATGTAATGTCTGAGTTAGCACCTGAACTTGCTGCGCTTAAATTTGTTCTAGCCGCCGCTGCATTACTGGCTCCAGTACCCCCATCAATAACGGCTAGGTCTGTAATACCTGTTATGGTTCCCCCAGTAACTGTTACATTACTAAAAGAAACTGTGTTAGCGGTAACGTTCGTCATAGTACCGCTAGTAATAGCGATGTTAGCAGCAGTGCCGCCAGTAATAGCAACGTTTGCTAAAGGCTCTAAACCACTTCCAATACCGTTAATCGCGTTTGATACCGTTGTGAAGTTAGTGTCTAATTGGTTTAATGGGATGTTATTTGTCGCCGTTGCGAACGTATTAGGTATACTAATTGGAAGTGCCATGTTAATTCCTTATCTTATGACGGTATATTATCCCAAATTGGTGATTCTGTGGTAGTTATTTGTGTCCAAGTAGGGCTTTCAGATGTTGTAATATTAACCCAATTTGGTGTTTGCGAGTCGTCAACTAAACCCCAAACTAAAACCTGAGCGGTAATACCTGTAGCAGAAACACCTGTAACTGTCACTAAAGCCCTACCAATAATACTTACATTACCTAAAGCCGTTGTTCCTACTACCCCAGTAACAGGAGTAATAGCCTCTCCAACAACCGTAGCGGTGCCTAAGAATGTTGTACCTAAAATACCTGTTACATCAATGACGGCTTTTGATATTGTGCTTACATTGCCAATTTCGCCAATAGCCTGTAAGCCAGTAATTGTAACAACCGCCGCAGCATTAGCCGTAGCTGTACCTAAAGCAGTAGTCCCTTGAACGCCAGTAACTGAGAATACAGCGGCACCTATAACAGTAACGTCACCAATCAACCCATTAGCAGGTAACCCAGTAACAGGAGCAACGACTTGACCGCTAATAGAAACAGTGCCTACAAATACCGTACCTTCAACGCCAGTAGTAGCCGTAGAACCTGTACCAGTTATAAATGGGGTGCCTGTTTGACCAGTAGCAAATACGCCTTCAGGATACGCAACCGTGCCTTCAGCTACCGTACCGCTGGCAAATGGGGCTTCTGCGAATGACGAGGCTGCGAACATACTATAGTGTACCTTCTATGAATTCAACAATAAAGCCCCTATCCTGGTCGCTCCACGCAAATATTTGATTGTTATAAGCAAAGTCATCTAAAAGAGGTTTTTTGTCAGCTGGGATGGTGTTGTAATGCTGTGAATACTTGACCCATTGCTGCGTGTTGGTTGCAAAGTCGTATTCGCTAAAAGAAATGTCATCACCAGTTGTTTTATAGTAAGTGATTGGTTCGTCATTTTCATAGTAAACATAATCATATGTAATACCGTTTACGACAGCGTTTTCCTGGAATAGCTCCATGCTGTTGTCTGTAAAAACTCGAATTACAAAATCATCTGACACAAAAGATCGGCATAAAATCTGTTTGGTTGTGGCGTTATAAACAGAATTTAGGTATAAGCAATTAGGCTTAACTGTTTCAGCAATTGCCCTTTTTTCTGGGAATAGCGTGCTACTAGGATACTCACCAGGAATATTTAGGGCAATAACAGAGTTTGTTTCAAGTTGATAGATAGTTAAAGCCATTTTACACCCTTAGAGAATTGTAAATATTCATACCCATAACAATACGTTCTTTATCACTTGGATTGGGCTGTGTTTTATGGTACAGCCAGCCTGGAAATAACACAAGTTTACCTGGCGCTGGTGGCTCTACGTGGTCAAAAAAATAACGACCTTGCTTTGATTCAGGTGAATTATAAACAGGTAACCTTCCTTTAACAACCTCAAGTGGGTCTACCATAGCAACGCATCCCATATCTGGGGTCGCATTAACGTAAAAAGAACCAGCTATTTCAAACGGATTATGATTGTGTTGAATAATGTTCCCACCTTTTGGCGTTAAGTTAGCCCACATGTGGTCTATTACAGGTACTGAGCTGGTATAAAACCCAAGCTCTTTCCAATACTCCTTAAGGTGGTGTTCTATAAATTCAACTATTTTTTGGTTTTTTAGTCGTTTGTGTAGGTCTCGCACTTCATGAGGAAGCGTACCTTCTAAGCTGTATGAATTATTGAACAAGCGGTGTTTACTAAAAGCTTCTCTGTCAACGTCAAAATACGCACGAATCTCCGCCTCAAGGTCAGCTTGAATTAACTCAAAATCCGGAAATTGGGCTGTATAAATCTTGATTGGGAATATTTCTTTAATCATAAAACCGCTTCCATTTCTTTATACGGGTAATTACCATTCCACTTACTACATCTAGGCTGTGCTGTACACTCTCTGCAAAAGGGGATGTGTACTGGCTCATTGTTTTTTCTTACTACATTACCATCGTAAGAGAAGCCATTACCATAAATGTATGTTTCAGGCCTGGTGTCGTCAACTGGCTGTGTAGGGATGTTTCCATCTACATAAACATTTTTAACTAAAAAAGTAAGTATTGAAGGGATAGTCGGATGAACACCCCTACCCATAAATTCGTGGCAGGCTTCTGAGTCTACCCAAAACGGTTCTTCTTTATTATGAATAGCCCCAACAGGGCAAGCATTAGCACAATCATCACACCCATTGCAACGGCTCCACATTTTAGTATTTACGCGCTTGTTAGTCGGCACATCGACTATTTCTTCATCAAACCTAATAACTGTAATATGGCAATCAAAACCAAACTTATAAGAATAAATCAGGGAGTTTTTAGCTCTAACACCAAGCCCAGACAAAATGGCCGCTTCTTTATAGTTTGTGTAAACAGGATACCATCCATTTATACCGCTATTTTTCATTGTATTTTCTGCATCAGCATAAAGAGTGTAGTCCCATGTGTGCCCAGTTTTAATCAAAATAACAGCGTTTGTGCAATTGGCAAAATGTGTATGGTTAGTAAAATCCTCACCAACGTAGTTCCACTTTCGTTTTATAGGGGATAGAGCACACCTTAGCAGACCTTCTTTTGATAAATATCCTACATCCCACTCGTCTTCTGGGAATAAAGCTCTTATGGTGTTAAAAGAAATCAAGATATATCAACCATCGCTGTATGAGAATCACCACAAGTTTCCCCTTCCCAACGGATAGTTACGCTAGTTGGCTTAATACCCGCATCCCACTTTTCAAGGCTTAAAAAAGCACCGCCTCTTTCACCAACATGAAGTGCGTGAGTGTCACCACTATTAATAGTAGGACCAAGTACCCCAAATATATCGATATTAGCGGGTATCAACGTTGTTACGTTATTTTGCTTTGTCCCGATATCACCACCTAATAGCATAATAATATTATTAACGCCTGGATGGCTGTGGTCTGGAGAGCCTGTGTGTGGCCTTACCAAATAGAGCTCAGCCTGATATTGGCCTTCTCGGTAAAGTACATAGCTGTAGCTAATCTCAGTTACATAAACTGGGTCTTCTTTTGGTGGACGCATCGGCATACCACTGGCTTTATACCAAGCTGCAAATTCTTCAACCGTTTCCCACATCACTCATACTCCTTGTAACATCGGCGTAGCCAGGTATTATATAGGCTTCAGGGTGGAACCTTTTAATTAGTTTTTCATGCATTGGGCCTGCTGTTTTACCTTTCCACTGAACTGCTGCAGTAGTAGGTGTTAATTTGGGGTGCCATTGTTGTATTGCTATAAGAGGATATCCAACTGTATTTGCTGTTTCTCTAATTCCGAAACCATGACTTTCTCCTTCTTTTAGTACAGTCGCTTGAAAGCAAGAACCATTAATCCAAGGTGTTTCAATAAGTTCAACGCCAGGATGCTCGTGTACTTGAACCAAAGGTGTTGGATGAATTAAGTAAAGTTCTACTTGAAACTGTCCTTCTCGATACATACAAAAAGCTGTAGCATCATCCGATAAAAATGTTTCAACGCCGTCAGGCGGCCTAAATGGAAACCCGTTTGTTATGTACCAATCGGCAAATTCTTGTGTTGTACTCCACATTATGTTTACCCCAACGGTCCATATCTATTTCCTGCAACAGCCCATGTAATATATCCGTTACCGCTTGTACAATAACCTGCTGCACCACCAGCGCCACCTGTGCCTGCTGCATTAGCAGCTCCATTTCCAGCATTACCTGCAGAGCCCCATTCGCCACCATTACCACCTGCTCCACCTGTTAGCGTACCGTTTGCTCCATAGGTACCACCATATCCGAAACTTCCTGATGTACCTGAACCGCCATTTGTACCAAGTGTACCAGCCGTGGCTGGAGATGCTGCTCCACCTGCCGAATTAGCTAAACCAGTTCTACCACCACCGCCACCACCGCCACTTGCAGTAGCTGCGTAAATTACCCCCTGGTTTCCACCGCCACCGCCACCGCCACCGCCAGCAATGTAACCATAGTTATAAATAGTTACATAAGCTCCTAAACCCAAAGCTGTGCCACCAGCCCCTCCTGCAGCTGCAGGTAATGCACTGTTACCACCATTACCACCCATACCAACAACATAGCCGTTATTAACAAAAGTAACGCCATTTGGCCATGAGCCATCGATAGTTAAAGCAGCTTGCCCTGTAGTAGAGGAGTAAAACCAATAGCCCCCCGTAAGTGTAGCTTGAACGGGTGACGATTGATTCCAGCCAGCTGCTACGGCTAATGAACGTAAGTTAGCTCTGTCTATGTGTTGTGAAATACTGAACGAGAATGTTGGTGAAGTAGCTCTTTTACCGTAGAAATCACTCATACTAAGAGCGCCTGTAGAGAAGGTACCTGAGCCACCTGCATCGGTGTACCAAGTAGTCCCACGGTATGCGTTTAAGTTGTTACCTCTACCAAACTCAGCATTAATCTGCTGTATTGACAAAGGACCTGATGCTGGTAATGCCATTATCTAGCCTTTAACAGTTCAATTTCTTTCTTAAGCTCAACAACTTGTTTTGCCAATTCAATTGCGGCTACAAGGGCAGCGTTACCGTATGCAAGGGAAAGAGTATCATCACCAATAACAGTTTCGGGTAACAACTTTTGCATATCCTGAGCTGATGCACCTGCCTGTCTTTCACCAGAATCAATACGAGTGTATGTACCAGACTTAACTTGTGCAAGTCGTTCCACAAAGTCAGAATCTACACCAACCCAGTCTTTCTTTAAGCGTTCATCTGAATATGCTGTTATATTGCCAACAGCGTTAAAGTTTCCTGATGTGTTACAAGAAAATAACTCACTACCACTACTGTTTAAAAGATAAAAGTAGTTACTGTTGTTATAAAGTGAAAAAGTATGAGCATCAGTATCTGCAAAATTCAAACTAGGTGCTGTGCCAGTAATTGTAAAACCAGCCACATTATAACTATTGCCTGTATTTAAAGCATTAGCAGTAGCGGCGGTTGTAGCGTTTGTAGCATTAGTAACAGCTGTTGATCCAATTTGGCTAACAATGTCAGCTGCTGAAGCAATGGTTACGGTATTAGCTGCACTACGGTATAGCAAACCATTTGATGACAAGTTAGCTACAGTTTGTAGAGTCGCGCTGTAAGCCTGAACGTTTGTACCAATTGTTAAACCTAAGTTAGTACGGGCATCTGTTGTGTTAGACGCCCCAGTACCGCCATAAGATACAGCAATTGCGTTAGCCGCCCATTCGCCTGTAGCAATCGTACCTACACCTGTAATACCAGTATAAGAACCAGTTAAACGCCCTGTCGGAAGCGTGCCAGAAGTAATGTTAGACGCATTAGCTGTGTCTGTTGTTGCTGAAGGAGCTAAACCAGAAACGTTAGTTGCAGCAATCGCGATAGCTACGTTAGAAGCCGAAGTAACCTGCCCTTGGGCATTAACAGTGATTTGAGGTACTTGGCTAACCGTACCATAAGTATCTGCGCTTACACCCGTATTAGCTACACTAAAAGTAGTACTTGAAAGGTTTAAACCTGTACCCGCAGAATAAATTTGAGCTGAGCTAATTTGCGCAAATGTAATATTTGTTGTACCAAACGTAATACTACCTGGGGTGTTACATGTATAAGTCTCGCCCGCGCCAGTAGCACCTTGCTGTACAAACACAGTAGAGCCTTGACTTAGGCCATAGGGACTTGCGGTTTCAAATGTATCCGCGTCAGTTGCACGAGTTAAAACCCAATTAGTAGACCCTGACCCTGCATCGGTAACCGTATAGATACCATTTTGAGTAGCGTTAGTTTGTGTGTATATAAGAACTCGGTCATTAACACTGACCGTAACCCCATCAATTACAAGAGCTGTTTGAGCACCCGCATTTGTGAGCGTAGCGCCTACACCTGCTGTACCGTTGTTATATGATGTGTTTAGCGCCGTAGGAGACTCAACCCGAACTGGGGCATGGAAATGAATCGCCGCTTCAGACATAGTATCTACATAGGTCTTGTTGGCAATGTCGGTGCCGCTAGCTGGGGTTGTTGAGATTGTGCCTGAAGTAAGTGTAGCTACGTTAATAGTAGCTGTGCCTGTAACACCTAAATCAACAAAACCATTTTGTACCACCTTACCAGAAGCGTCTTCAAATACAGCGCGCTCAGATGGGTAAGTAATAAACGCGTCTTTAGTACTAGCACTAAAGTTAACTAGCGCCCCAGCAGCTGAAGAAGAGTAAACGGTATCACGGCTTAATTGATCTGGGGCGGTAAACGTACCCGCGCCAACTTCCCATTCATCCGTACTATGGCTAGCAATACAGTAATACACCGTTGACCCCGTAGGGATAGCAGTGTTAAACGTTTGAAACCCAACAACCGCGCCTAATAGCGTGGCTGAGCCTGTGCTGGTTACGCTTGTAACCTCTTTAACGCGGTCTTTTAGTACAAGAGCCATGTCAGGCTCCTATTAAGCGATGCGGATAATAGCTGTTGTGTTCGTAGCAGCTGGGAATTGAACTGTAAAATCACCAGTTGTAGATGTCTTGTCGCTACCAAAATCCAACACGGCTACAGCGGCATTCGCTTGAGTGCTGTTATAAATCAACGCGCCGCGGGCTGTGATGGTTGCTGCTGACCATGTAGTGTCTGCAAAGTCAATAAAAGCTGTTGTACCTGAACCACCATTAGTTGGGGTTGTAGTCACCGATAAAGTGTTTCCGCCAGTAACATAGTTACCACCAGAGGCTACTTCACCTGATGTTGTGTACGCAGTTGTGTCGGCATCTAAAGTCGCTGTGTTAGTGTACAAAGCAATTTTAAATGTGTTTGATGAAAAATTTTGCACGCCGTTCAAAAGTTGAATCTTGAAAGACGTTGGCATGTAGTTACCTGTAAAGGCCATTTTTTACTCCTGTTTATAACTTGTTGTACTGCAAACTGGTTTGTCCAGCGCGATAAGCATCGTTTCTTTCTAAACCATCGCCAAGACGTTTTAATTGCCCAATAGCTTCTTGGTATTTTGCTTCAATGTTAGCAATCATATCAGGTTCACCACGCATGTAAACATACGCTTCACGGAGAGCTCCATATAACAATACCGGATCATAGTTATCCCCCAACCAGCTAGTACCAGCGGTAACGATTGATTCTGGGTAGAAGAAGTAATGAAGTTCTATTGCCAAATCGGCATTTGGTGTTGGGCCAAGAATAAAAGATAATTCTGTAGGATTAGCTGATCTAGGACCAAACAAAGCGTAGTACTTAGGGGTTCCAGTATTATTTGGGTTTGGGTAAGCTTGACGAATAAAGTTGACATCCTTGTTTAACAAGTAATCGTAATCCCCATTAGCATCTACCACGGCCATTGAAAACACTGAAAGAAAATCCGTAGGGCAAGCTAAGTATTTATTAGCTGTGGTTGCTGTACCCGTTACGTTTTTACGCAATCCTGGTAACTGGACGGTATTATAAATACGGTCTTCAGCTTGTTGAACAAATGTAGCTATCTGCTGTGCGGACGTCAAAGCACCAGCCGAAGCCGGAAAATCATTTTCAGCATACGCTTGAATTCTAGCGGATAACTCTGTGTAATTCATTAGGCCATTGGTCCACGTGCTTTAGTGCCTTTAGTAGCCGCACCAGTACCACGAATCTTGATTTCGCCATTTTTATTAATAACGTTATTGATTTTTTTAGTATATCCACCAACAGACATATTAACTTGGTCAACTCCGTTACCCGGTTTAGTTACTGCATCTTTAGAATTCTTCATCTTTTTACCGTCCATAGTGTGTGGCTCAGCGTAAACTTTGGCACTGCCAACTTCTTTACCGCCTTTTTTCATGCTGTATGCCATAATTTACCCTTAATTAGTCGTTACCGTTACTGTACCAAGTTGTGCGGTTGCAATCAAGTTATTTGGTGTTAAGCCTGTATCAAAAAGCCTAGCACCGCCGACTGGATTCCAACCCCATTGAAAAACTCTACTGCCGCCCGATGGGTCGCCTTCTACGTCTAAACCAGATACTTGATAACTTACGTCAGGTCTAGGATTTCTAATTGCCTGCGGGTCATTAACCGGATACATGCCCAAAGATAACTGTGGCTGGTCTGGTTCCCAACATTCAGGACAAACAAGTATATTCACCTGCTTGGTTTTAATCGTAAGCTTTTTTAACTGCTTAAGCTTATATCGTTGAGCACACCTATCACATTCCGCAATCGCATACTTACCAGAAGCAAACCGATTAGGCATAATACATAGTCCTCGGCACGAATCTAATAGGAGCTTTCTCTCTATCTTCTTCTGATGCTAACTGGAACTGTTGCTCATAATCTGTTTTTAACATCATGATACGGTCTGGCGATACTTCAGGCTTTTTCATAGCAATGTAGTAAGCTAAACCAGCTACCATGCAAGGTATAAATCTAAATGGAATATCTTGTTCTGTAACACCACTACCAGCATCTTGCATACGACGTAATCTATAGTATACAAACACGTAACCACCGCCAGCATTAGGGGTAGGCCATACGTTGATTGAAGGTAAATTTTGTGTAAAAACAGAAGCCCCAATTAAATGAGAAGCTGCTGCTGTATTGGCCTGACCGCGGGCACAGTTTAATAACTGGTTGCCGCTGATGTTTGAGTAAACGATTGTTTCGTTATCAACTTTAATAAACCCAGATGTAGCTAAACCAATTGTTGAAGTTAGGGTAATAGTTGTGTCATCCGCGTCTATAACGCCGTTTAAAGTAGTTGATGCTACCCCATTAGTCTGCCCAGATTGACGGTTAATCCATACCTGAATAGGGCGTCCCTGAGTCAACTTGTTAGGGATAGTCATGTAGGTAGGCTCAGAAATACGACTGATGTTAATGTCGGTCTGATTAGTTGTACCGTTGTTTTGACGAATAGTCTGGTCTAGAAGATCAATTGTGTTGTTAGGTAGGGCATAGGTAGCCTGACCTGTATTCATCGTAATCTGGCCCTGTTCTACGGTCCACAAATTGATTCCACGGTTAGCCCACTCTACAGTAAGTAGGTTTAATGAACGTCTGGCCGTTTTAAAGTCGTAACCAGAACGAAGCTCAAGCCCGCATCTCTCGAATGCCTCTTCGATTAAATCGTTTAGGTCAAGATTAAATGCGCTTGTGCTTGAAGTTGTCATTACTTAACCTTTCGGTACGGCTTTACTTTTTGTTTTACTTTTGACGGCTGTGGCACGAACTGCTGTCCCTGTGCTTTTCCGGCTCGTTTGGCTTTTGTTGTCGCTGCGTACTCTTGTGGGCTTAGCGCTTTTATCGCTTTTTCCGGCAGGTACCGCTCTCCTGTTTCGGACGACTTTTTTCCCGACTTGGTTGTCCACTTCTGGTTGCCCCACGCTTTCAGGGACTTCTGCGACTTTGCTAGTGCCATAAATTAGCCTTTTTAACCATTCAATCATTTGTATCCCCCACCAGCTGCTTTATACTTTTTAGCTACTAGTTGCGCTTTACGAGCTGACCATTGACCAGCCCCAGTACCATGCGTTGCAGCAGCTTTTACCTGAGAGACAATACGCTTACGTAGGCTAGGCTTAGTATAGTTCCCAGCAGCATTAACTTTACCACCTTCGGCATACATAGTCACATCATCCGGATTATCTTTCCGTTTGATGGTCTTAGCTTTAGGCATTTTAGAAGGGGATATTGCCCCCATACCACGACTAGGTCTCATATTAAGCTCTTGTCTTTCCACGGATTGCACATCCGTCTGCGCGTTTAGAGGCTGAAGAAACTGAACCACCTTTAGCAAATTTACCGGCCTTTTTAAGGCGCTCTTTAGCTTCTTCGTTTTGCTTGTCAGTACCCATAATGTTTTCGTAAAGACGCTTACCAGCCTTTTTAACAGGCTCAACAATATACTTTTCCGCCACTGCGCGGTCTTCAGCGTTTTCTTGTTTGGCTATGTCGTCAACAAGCTTTTGAGGGTCTTTAACGTCAGCCATGATTACTTCTTACCCTTAGCCATACCGCCACCACACATAGCAATCATCTTACCTTTTGTGTGACCTTTAGTCACGCAACCATCAGCACGGGTTACGCCGCCTTTAGCCATTTTGTGCACTGATTCCTCATGCGCTTTAACTTCAGCTTTTGCCACTTTTTTCATCATGGGCATGTCTTGTTTAACGTCGTCATGTTTCATATTAGCAAGCCTTTCCGCCTTTAGCCATCTTAACAATCTTGCCTTTGGTTTTACCCTTAGACTCGATACCACCACCTTTAGCCATTTTTTTAACTGGTGCGTCTTTCTTAGCAGCAGCTTCTTTTTTCTTAGCAATCATTTCCATAAATGGATTTGTCTTTTTCATATTAGTTCCTTTAAATTATTTTTGACCCCAATAACCGGCAATAAAACCGGCAATACCTGTTACAAAACTAACCGCTCCACCTATAGCCATCAAGGTTTTCCAGCCACCTCTAGCTTCGGAAAGGGTCTTGTTAATTTCAGATAAAGATTTTTTTACTTCTTCCATATCTTTAACAAGCTTATCCATGTCGTCCTGTAGATGCCTAATTTCCGATGCGTGCGTGGCTAATTCTCTAGCCTGTTCCATTAACTCACTCATTTAGCACTTCCACCTTTTTAAAGAGGCTGCCTTACGAGTTGGCTTACCGTTTTCATCTTTCATAGGACCAGGCATGCCCGACATACGCGCACAGAATGACTTCTTACGTGGACCACCTTCAGGCTGTGGGGCCTTTAGATTAGATCCTGTAGCGGCGTTATATTTAGCACGGCCTTTAGCGGTAAGACCAGCCCCTTTCGAGACTGGTAGCTTCTCACCACGACCTACTGCGAGAGAGACGCCTTTTTTCTTAGCCATAGAACATCGTTACTTTAGAATTATTTAGGTTAACCACATAAAGGCTATTAGCCAAAATACCCTCGCCAGGGATAGGAATAAATGTTGCAATTTGTACCGTCGGGCTAGTTATCTGAAATAAGTAGTTGGTTAGATTGCCCTCTGGATCACGGTCCATTAGAACAATAGTTCCATTTGTCGGGCAAGTAATCAAAAGACCTTTTATTCGGATTCTTTCATTAAACTGGTCACCTTGAGCTAGAGCTACCGATTTTACGTCATATTGCATTGCCATAATTAAATCCTTTTAGTGAGGGGCCGAAGCCCCTCTTATTTGTTTAGTAAACGTTTATGGCAATTACAAGGTCTGGTGAGCCAGGACCGTACCCAGATGGGTTTCCTGTGTCAAGGAATACCCAGTTTGTTGTGCCGTTAGTATTAAATGTGGCGCTAGTCACTACAACGTAGTGTGTCTGTCCGTCTGCTGTAGTAATAACAATTGTTGAACCAGTTGTTAAGGCGTTAAATGTGGCCAATGCCGCTGGCGAAATACTTGCGGAATAATCTAACTCTAGGTTAAATCCGCCACCCCAACTAACACCGCCGCTAAAACCATTAACGCCTGCAGGCCAATCACCGTTCGCAACAGAATATGCCACTCCTGGTAATGGTGCTGGGCCAGGAGGTGCAAACGCTTCTTGCCAGCCAGAATTACCATATACTTCGTAAATATTAGTGTCTGTGTTGTAAATCAACAAGCCTGTAACAGGTGTTAAAGCATCACGCTCTGCTGTTGAAAATGAGTTCTCAATGAACCCACCGTCGGACTTTACTGGTCCGCTAAATGTGGTTTGTCCCATGATTTTATCCTTATACCCAAGCTAAACCGTCGTAATACGTAACAGCATTTGTTGTGCTGTTAAATACCATCAAACCAGTTTGTGGGTTAACGATTGCGTTAACTTGAGTTGTTGTTAATACGGGAAGAATAAAGCCGTTCTGAGATACGACTGGGCCGCTGAATGTGGTTTTTGCCATGATAAATTGTCCTTCATACAAAGATAAGCTTATTAGTCTTGTATGCGTCTGCCGGGGCAGTCTAATAAGCCGGATTATTCCCGGTTTCAGTAATATTACTCTATTTTAAAGAAGTTGCAAGTTTTTTATTCTTTTTTTCTTGTCGTTCATCATAGTGATGAATCCTATGGCAGTTTGCACAAAGCACTATACATTTTTCTATTTCTCTCATAATCTTGGGCCAACAGTGCCCGTCTTTAACTAGCTCGTTTACTTTTTGGTCTTCATCTACGGGGGTAACGTGGTGAAAATCTAAGGTTGCAGGGCGGGATTCTCCACAAATCGTACAGCTAAGTTGTTCCTTATAGCTTACAAACCATTCTTTATGTGCTTTTCTTCTCGCGCGCACTTTCCGTATTACTTCTTTTTTATTTTTTTCATAGTACGCTTTTGAGTACTCTGCGTGCTTTGCCTTCCTTACTTCTGGGTCTTTATACGGCATTACGGCTCCAAACAGTAAACTCTTTGCTATCTAAAGAATAAACTCGTATATCCCCACCTGAATACAGGTCACTCTGCGTAGCTGCCCAACAAGCCTCTTCGGCTGTATGTCCTAAAACCATAACAGATAAAACAGCCATTGTGCCACTACCTAAAGCCTCATAAGTTGGGACTTTTTGAAATCTTAGGTCTTTACCAGAAACGAATAATCCTTCGTTTGTCAAAAGCATGAAATCGGCATCATCGACATCTTTGATAATTGGCGCTTTACCTTTTTTACCATCTCTGAAGTAATCAACAACCGTCTGAATACTTATAAAGTCACCTGCACCTGCAAGTAGTCCTTGAGGTACTCTAAATACTTTTTCGTTTTCAAAGTTTTTTGTATCTGAGTCATCATCTGATACTTGACTATCAGTAACAATAATCTTTCTAGTCCAGTCACCAATAATAGTGCTCATATTCAACCTTATTTGAAAATGGTAATTATTCCGGCTATATAAAAAATTACAGCAACGAGCTCAACTAAAAATAATGGAGTATCTTTCTGAGCCCAACCTGCGAAAGTCCACAATACACTGCCTATAAGGCTAAGCACTATATTAATCGGATATATATTAAAGCTTGTTAGCCCAATACCACTTAAGCACAAAATCGTACCTAACCATTTGATTATAAGCATATATTCTTTGCAAACATGTGTCATTACCTGTTTTTTATCCATAATATATTTTACAAGTAAAAGAAAAACCCCACGTCTTAGGTGGGGCTCTTCAACCAAAACCAGTTTTACCCGGTAAAGGTGGAGTGGTGCTTAAGCGCCAGATGAACCAAACATACCTAGTGGGTCTGAATAGCCAAATGAATAACGCTCACGAGCCTTGTAACGTACGTTACCAGTGTCAAAGTCACCGTCCATGCCTGTAGACATAGGTGTACGAACAAAGTGCTTCATACCGTTAGGTACATCAGTGCACAAGAACCATGCGTTGCTATCTGTCAAGTAGTTGTTTACTGTGTAACCACCTGGGATAGAACCGTTGTTCTTAATCGCGTTGATGTCGTTATCGGCTGTGCCTACACGAAGTTCAGTTTCCAACAAGCGTGTTGCAACGAATTGCAATGCAGGTGGAACGATTAGCTTACGTGGCTTAGCAGCGATCAAAAGACCACGCTCATCTGTCCAAGCAGCGATTTGAATAACAGCATTTTCCAATGAAGTTTCGTTCAAGTCAGCTTGAGTAGAAGGAGTGTTGCTGTTTACGCCACCAGAGATTAACGGGTGCTGTGTAGAGAACAATGCAACGCCGTCACCGCCAGTTGCTGTAAAGCCTGTATTTAACACGTTAGCAGCTTTTACTTGCTTTGTGTAGGCCATAGAGCGAGCTAATGCTCTTGTGTAGCGAGCAGACAAGCTGTCATACAAGTTATCTTCAATAGCTTCTTCAGTTAAGCTGAAGCCCATTGCAATTGTCTCGTGTGTGTAGCGAGCTGTGAAAGCTTCTTGCGCGTTGTCATATGACAAAGCAGAACCTTCGTTCTTTACTGGAGCAGCACTGAAGCCTGACAACTTAGTCTCTTCTTCGAACGAACGCTCAGAAGTTTCTGTATCGTAGATTTCTTTATGTTGCTCACCGTATGTTGCGTACTCAAGTCCGAACAATGCGTTCAATCCTGGTAATAGCTCTTTTAAGAGTTGTGCGCGTGAAATAGCCATTATCTAGCTCCTTATGCGAATACGTTACCAGCAGAGCCGGTCAACTGTGGGTTAGTCAAAACAACCAAAACTTCGCGGAAGTTAGTTGCGTTAATAGCTGTTTCTGGAACAACTGCAATTACCTTAGCTGGCAATGTAGATGCGTTACCTGAGCCACTTGATGGGGCCAAGATAGAGACACCTGAGTTACCAGTAGTTGCAGAACCCGCACCTTGAACAACTTGAACGTTTACGCCAATAGCGCCTAGTGTTGTTGAAGAAACGTTTGCACCATCTGTAACAACAGCTTTAAATGCCGCGTTACCGTCAACAACTACATAAGCAACTGGAGAAGAGGCTGCAGCGTTACCTGGGTAATACTGTGACTGAACTGTTTGGCCTTGAGTGTTTACGTACTGGCAACCTACAAATACACCAGCTGTTTGTGTGCTAACGTTTGATGCGTCGTTTGTTACTGTTGATTTAACAATTTGCCCATCGGTAATAAGAACTAGATCGCCGTTGTAGATAGCAGCATTGCTAGAAGCGACTACGTATTGTGTAGTAGCGCCAGCGTATGGCATGCCGTCTTGACGGTTAACTGGTTTAAAACCATATGGAGCGCTTACTGTTGGATAAGCCATTTAAATACTCCTAATAATTAATAAAATTTACTTGCCTTTACCAAACGATACGCTTGACTTCTTGTCGTTAAACAATGGCATGCGTGGGTCGTTGGCTCTCATCAAATTATTATCTACAGCCGTCGTTTGGTCATTCGTTATCTTTTGGAAGTGTGCGTTCCGCTGGTTAACGAGTTCAATTGGCGTCTTGCAAAGTAATAACCCACCGACTTCAATGTTGTCTTTAAAACGACTATTTGGGTCGATTAGCAGTTGTAATGCGGGTTGTTCCTCAGCTCTCACGGGTTCCCAGCCTTCTCGTAATTTCGCAGAGAGGTTACGCGGGTCAGCGTTGTTAAGCATTGAAACACGGATCCAGCGGTAAGCAAAACCGTCTTGTTTGTCTGGTTCAGGCAAAAGTTCTGCTGGCGCCCACTGCTTTGGACGTTCAGCTGTTACACGAGTTTCTGTACTACGTGGTTTACGATTTTGTTCCATTACTGGTTTCCTTTCATTTGTTCAGCAACCTTTTTGGCGTATAGTTCTAGTGGTACTCCCAATTTCTTAGCAATGGCCACTTGAGACTTAGTAAGTCTTACCTTACTTGGAGCAGTACTACGAGTAGCCGGGGCCACTACGTTACTTGCTGGTTTGGCACGAGCTTGAGGTTTTTCCTCTTCCTCGGATAGATTTTCTTCAACTTCGCTCCCGAAATATTCGGGGAAACGGCGCTTCATAGTGCCGTCAATGGTCTTAAAATACTCTTCGGAACCGATGTACTGTTTTCCGAACTGCTTTTCTAATTTCTTATGCAACCCAAGGGCTGAAGCACTCATTTCATCATCGTCACCGTACCAAGGGTTTTCATCTAGCCACTTAGAAGTACGCGGATCAACTTGAGGTTGTTGCTCTTGCGTGTCGTATGATGGTATTTGTACATCAAATTCTCTAGCTTGTAAAGGTTTTATTGCATCAGCTTTCTCAATTCTAATTGTAGCCTGAGAAATTCTTGCCTGCGCATCTGCTAATAAGTCGCTGTCACCTGCCTCATAAGCGTCTTTAAAAGCGCGTTTTGCGGCTTCTAGTTCACCCTGAGCGGCTGATTTACCTTGGTCAATAAAGACTTTAGTACCCTCTTCGAGCTGCCTTTGTAGATTTTTAGCCTCATCCGCCATAATTCTAGCTGCGCGGATGGCTTCATCACGCTCACGTTCTGCCGCTTCTTTGGCGCGGCGCTCATCGTGATAACCCTTAGTAAACTTTTTCATACGAGCTTGAATGCTCTCGTCGTACTTGTTTAGCTTAGCTTCTGGGATTTCTTCTGGGGCTTCGCCTGGTTGACGGTTACGGTCTTCTGGAGGTGTATCATCTACAATCTCAATTTCTGACTCGGGTTCAGCCACATTCGCTGCGTCTTCTGCAACCTTCGTAGCTTTGTTTTCCTCTTCTAGTTCGTGAGGAAACTTAAATTCTTCCATATATTCTGCCATTTTTTACTCCTTAAGCACGTTTAATACCACGAGGATCCAGTACAGTACCTTCTACTGAGTCATCATTGATAATACGGAATTCGCGACCATGAATTTTTAAGCGTGTACCTGAATTAGGTCTAGCCAAAACAAAGTCGCCCACTTTACACCAAGGGCCATTAGGGAAACGTACTGTGTCCTTATAGCAATCTGGTCCCATTTTCACTACGAAAAAAACCGTTGATAGGATTTCTTCATGGTGCATTGTTGCGTCAGCTTTAATAATGCCACTGTCGTATTTTTCCTCAATCTCAGGAATTGCACAGAGAATGCGGTAGCCAGATGGGTCCGGCAGTTGTGTAGCTTTATCGTCATCGGTCTTATCTAGTACAGCAGATAAGTCGACAGCTTGTGACAAATCAATCGTCATCAGAGTTCTCCAGTCTTTGCACGAGGTCTTTAGTTATTTGAATAGCGGACTCCAGACCCCGGATTGTGCCCACTACTTGCCGGTATTCCTCGATGGTTTGAGGTCTACCAGCTATGATCGACTGTGAATGAATAACTACTTCATCCTGAAACTCTTTAATTAAATAATCAAAGTTGTTCAATTATTTTCCTTTTTGTTGGGTTCATTTTTTTGGCGATTTTGCGCAGCCATTTGAGCCCTATCCCTAGCAATATCTTTACCGATACGTAGTCCTTCTAATTGGTTACGTGAAGATAAATCTTCCTTATCCTTGGCAACCTTGGCACCAACCTGCATGCCAGCAATTTCTTTTTGCGATGCAATACGTTCTTGCTCGACCTCAATCTGGTCGGCTTTAGCAGCTGCATCCATGATGTCTTTTTGTTTCTTACGCTCAAGTTCAGCCTTCTTAATAGCCAACTCTTCCTGCTGCATTTGGATGAGTGGGTCTTGGGCTTGCTGGGCTGCCTGTTGAGCTTGCTGCTCTTGGACATTCTTCTGTAATAACTGTTGAGCTGCTTGAGCAGATGCTTGCGCCACGCGAGCGGCAACCATTGGGTCCATACGCGGAGCGTCTTCACCTGGTTCTGGTAGTTGAGGCAACGGCATACCAAGCTGGGCTTCGATCTGTCTTCTGTACTCAAACCCTAAGTGTTCCGCGATATGAGCTGACATCGCCGCACCAATCTGCTGTGCCAATGGGCTTGATTGAACCAACTGCATAATCTTTGGATCCTGCATGGCCGCCATATGAACGGTAATATGTGATTCGTGGTCCTGCTCAATAAATGCTTTTACTGGCTTCATCTTTAAAAGATTCTGGTTTTCGGACACAGGGTCGGTCGGCACCATGTCATCTTCCATCGGGATAAGCTTGGCCGCGTTCTTGATGCCGAGGACCTCGACCATTTGACGGTGTAGGAGCGGGAGATTGTATAGTTGAGGAGCTGACTGTGCCAACTGCAATACCGCTTGGTACTGAACAATCTTTTGCGCCATTGTCGCTGCATTTGGGTCAGAGACAGGTATAACTTCGACGTTGTCGTAATCCGACTTCTTCGCAGCACGTGAGCCTTCTTCTGGTTCATAGTCATATTCTTCTGGTGTGTAATCCGCAATGATGTTCTTTAATAACTTGAACTCAACCTTCATAGCGTAGTGAACGCGCGCTTGAACAGCTGACATTACCTTGAGGGTTCTTTCCAAAATAGCTAGTGTTGTACCAACCGGAGCATTAGCGCCCATGTCAGAAATCTTAGTGTCACCAGCCGTTGCAAACGCGCGTCCTTCGGCCACAATATTCTGGAACAAAGTGTAAAGAACTTGTGATGGCTCTTTGTAAGGTAACGGTAAGATGTTATCTCTGATTGAGCCGCTAGGTACGTCTACGTCTCTGAATTCACCTGGAGCGATTGGCGTGTCGTCGCCTTTGACTCGTAAGCCTCTTGATTTAAGTCCGCCGGGTAGGTTTGATAAAGTTCCAGCATCAACAAGCTGGCGAATAATACTAGTAGCAGAGCGAGCATAGCCACCAATAAGATGAATAAGTCCATAGCCGTAAAACCCGAAACCTGGGATATATTGGTAATGTACAAAATGATTCCTCTTTAGTTTAAGAACATCTTCCTCGTACCAGTTTCTTCTGATAGCTAGGATTGTGCCTGACTGTTTCTCAATTGTAATAACGTATGGCAAGCCAATGCCAGTCTCTTCGCCGTCTCTCTCATCTTCATAACCTGGCATGTCAAAGTTAATGTGCATCTCAAGAATACGGTAGCGATTATCAGTCGTCGCAGTATAGCCAACACCTTCCGCTTTTTTCTTCTCGATATCATCCAACTCACCCGACGGTTCTGGTAAATCTACGTCACGGTAAAAGCCAGCTGCCATTAGCTTTTTCATTTCATTCTTAGTTTTACGCATTACGTGGGTTACACGGTCTGCTGTTTCTAAGTTAGCTGCGCCGTAAGGTACAACCATATCTTCTGCTGGAATGAACATGGCTACTTGACGGCCTAATGATGGATCGTAGTAAACCTTTTTAAATGCTGAACCTGCTAATGGTAAATTCCACAATAGCTTCTCATGTTCTGGGCGGTACTCAGTCATCTGCTCAGTCAACTTAAAGTTCATGTCTTCGCGTACACGGCTAGCAGCTTGTTCTTTATCGCGGGTATCTTTACCAATGATCTGAGTCTTAACTGGACCCTGTGCTGGGAAAGTCTCCATGATTGATTCTGATTGGAAGCGCACTACTGACTCTGTTAGCATCGGGTGGAATACACCGCATGCGCCTTCCCATGGCTCAGTCTTTTCTTCTAGCTTAAGACCAAGTAACTTTAAACCGTCTGAATATGTATCAACCCAATCTTTGCGGGCGCCAACGTCACCATCAAACATACCAACTAAATCACCAGCAATTTCTTGCAGCTCACTGTCGTCCATATCCTCGGCAAGGTTACGGCCAAATTCTGGGTCTTCTGCCTCTTGCTCCATCTCTAGGATTGGCTGACCGTCCAGACCAATTGTTACAGACTCTGGATCCTCAATCTCAATCTCGATCTCTGGCATATCTTCTGCCATCTGTTCAAGACCCATTGGGGCTGCATATAAACTCTTTTCAATTGCCATAATTTACCTATACGTTGTAATAGCCGGGATTGCGCTTGGACTTAAAATATTTAATATCTTCTGGCTCATCTGTGGGGAGCCTCATGAACCCACCTTGCCTAAATCGCATCAAAGCTAAAGTCATCGAGTCTGTTAAGTCATCATGTTCGCCCGCGGGGAACGCAGCAACTTCATCAACGAGTTCTTCAGCCCAACGTGTAGCTGGTGCCCATACTTTACCAGATGCAAATAAATCTGCAACACTATTTAATCTAGAAATCTTATCCTGGCCTTTGCCCGGGCTATACTCCGTGGCCGAAATTCCCATACGACGGAGCTCTTGGATAAGTGGAGCGCCAGCAGCTTTTTTTTCAACCAGGAAGGAATCCGGTTCGTATTCTTGGTAATGCTCGAACGCTTTTTTCTTAAGTTCCGGGAACTCCATGCGTGCTTTAAAGGCGTCGAGAAGTATGATATTCGGTAACATGTTGTCCTCTTCGTAATACCATACGCCCCACGTTGTGCACGCCGAGTAGTCGTTAACCGTCTTCTTTTCATGAGCCGTATCCCACGCCTGAATTATAAACTCACACTGCGGCGGGTCATCCGCTTCCCATATCTGCCACCATTCACGCTTAATAATAGCTGAGCTGTCTGACACTGGGTCCTGCATATACTGAGCCATCCACTTACCGTTAGGTAACTCGTTACGCAAAACTTCTAATTCTTTTAGTGACCAGAACTCTGGCCATAGGGGTTTACCCGTAGGTAATATAGCTGGAAAGTCAATCACTCGCCACTCACTACCACCTCGTTGGGCTTCCGCCTTAATTACTTGGGCTGTCAAATCTCTTAGTGACCATCTAGTCATAACAACTACAATCGCACCGCCCGGCTGCAAACGCTGTCTCGGACCCGATGTGTACCACTCATAAGTCTTGTCATAAATCTCTGGGTTGAACGCAGCTAGTGCGGCTTCTTGTTCTGAGTGTGGGTCGTCAATAATAAGTAAATCCGCGCCTTTACCCGTAACAGCACCGCCCACACCAATAGCGAAATAATCACCACCGAAGTTAGTGTTCCAACGACCAGCAGCTTTAGAATCTGACTGAAGCTGGACACTTGGGAATATTCTTTTGTACGCATCTGAGTCCACCAAGTTACGCACCTTACGACCAAAGCCAACCGCAAGTTCTGCTGTATGTGATGTTTGAATTACTTTCTTTTTAGGGAACTTACCTAAAAACCATGAGGGTAAAAGATATGAAGCAAACTCTGACTTGGTATGGCGGGGTGGCATGTTAATAATAAGGCGTTTACACTTCCCGTTAGCCACATCTTCAAAAGCTTCTGCCATCTGAGCATGGTGTCTACCCGCAATAAAGTCTGGCCACACCTCATTAACAAACGCTAAGAAGTCTGTATCACAAAGCTCGCGCACTTCGCGGGTTTCAATCTCTCCAATGATCTCAATTAACTCAGCCTTTTCATCTTTTGGCATCGCTTCGAGCATATTATTGCGCTCTAACTCTGGCATGTTACGGAAGGCGTCAATCATTGGGTTCATTCAGGTGATCTCCCCAATTCTTTATCTAAATCAATAATCATAGCTTTGCGTTTTGTCTTTATCGGGGCTTCTACCAGGTCGACTGGGCCCATATAACGCGCTAGTTTCTTAGCAAGCTCTTCTTCTAACTCTGCTGTGCTCTTCATATTGACTGAAATATCAATTTTATCGGCAAACATACCCAAATCTGATAATTTTCCTAAGCTTTCTAGCGCTTTTAGTCGGTCAGAAGCCTTTTCACCTAGGGATTGTGGGTCAGATTCCTCTACTAGACGTGTTTTTACGTATGTCCGTAGCTTAATTGAGTCCTCAACTACCTGATTATGGTACTTATCAACTAAATTATTCAGCCACAAAGTAGTTTCTGAGTTGAATGGTCTGCGCATCGCAGTTGGATGCCCGGTAAATTGCTTTGCTGCCTCTCGTGCGGCGCTTTCTATGTGCTGCTTGTCTTCTGGTTTGCTAGGGTCTGGCTCAACTAGGCCATTCTCCAATAGAAATTGTCTTGTCCTAAAGGCGGCTTTGGCTCTTTCTTGGACAGTCGTCATCTCCTGTGGGGTTAAATCCACTGGGATCGGAATAGAGAACTCCGGTGTTACAACAATCATATTTTGGCAACCTGATTTAGCAAGGCGATGACTGAAGTATATACTAAATTGGGCTACTAGCAACTAACTATTAAATAAAAGCAACAAAATTTAAAACATACAGGATATTTTAAGTCGCCGAGCCGACTCACTAATTGCGTTCGCCCGAACCATACTACTTTATTTTAAAGTTCTTCTCAACCAATTCAACCCACGTTTCAAAAAACTGCACTGTGAATTTACGATACCCTTCTAACATGCTGATGACTTCTTTGAATTCCATTTGATACTCCTAGATTAATATTGCACTGCAGCAATTATATCCTAAATACCTTCTTTGCAATTTTTTAATATGTATACCTGGTCTCGGTACACAAACCCACACTCTGATTTGCGTAGTATTTTTACATCGCGCAAAGGCGCAGCGCACCCTAAACATATGCAAGTAATAAGTATGAGTAAGGCTTTCATATATAAGATTTTACCTAAAAAATATATAGGTGGGGGTAGGATTCTTTTACTTTGATGACGGGGGGTATTTGCATGAAACGTTAAGTTAGTGGTTGCTAACAAATCAATAGGGGGACGGGGTTCCGTTGTAAAAATGCTGGTAGAACGTGCAGAACTCAGTATATAGGTAGATGGGATGGGACCCAATTTGGAAAAGGCGGGGTGGGGTCAAACTATCATTTTGGAAATCGTGATTTTTTCTAGCGGATTTTTTGGATTTTGTTTTCCCTATGATAGGGATTGAATACCTGACTAACTTATAGGGCTATTGACAAGGTTTATCAATCTGTTATAATATAGTCATAGTTAGGAATGGTTCTTAACTATATAAACTTTAAAGGAAATACAAAATGACTAAGACTAACAACGCAATTCTTACAATGGTTCAATCAGTTAAGACAACAAGCCAAGGTGCGACGGTTAAGACAACAAGCGCCAAACCAAGCCTAACCGCTATCGAAACGCTTAACCTCATTACCGAATCCGCTATCGCTTGCGCCTCAGGTGAAAAAGCAAAGGTAGCATTGGGCGAATCATTAGAAGCATTTAACAAGGGCGCAATTAACCTCCACAGCGCGGGCGTGCGCTTATTAGACGGGCGTAAAAAGGATGCTAGCTCAATGGCTAACCGTAAAGCGTTTTTAGACCAAGCCGAGAAAAGCGGGTTATCACCTAAAACCGCTCAAAATTATTATGAGTTGTTTTTCAAAGTGGTGAACTCAGGCAAGGCAATCAAATCTTTTGACTTTAAAACCAATGCCAAAAAATCAGGCGATAAAGTTGAACAGGAATTCGCCAAAGTTTTAGCGGGTTTATATAATCACTCAGAATTTGATTCGCTAAGCGAAGAAGCGCAAACAGAGATAACAGAGCTTTTGGTATCTGCTAATTATCTATAATCCCTATCATATGGATTGACCCCGCCAAGCGCGGGGTTTTTTTCCGCCTTCTTTTTATTCTTGATTTTGTTTTCACAAAATATTTTTCTTTAAATACTATCATTACTATCATGCTGGCTCAGTAGTCGGGCAGGTGAGTAGTCAGGTAGACGAGTAGGCTAGTTTGTAAACTTAATCGAATGCCAGAAACTTGTTCAACTTAGTACAATGCCACAAACTTAACCGAATGCCACAACACACTTTTAAAAAACTCGGAAAAACCGACAAATCAATAAGCATAAGGGTTTGCGAGGTGCAAGGTGTATAATTTCTGAGTTATATAATATATGACTATTCTATAAAAATATATATAGTAAGACAATGTATATACATGAATTATTTTATTTCCAAACTCACCTTGGAAAGGGGTCTTTTTTCGGAAATTCCGCAAAATCAATGTTTATAAGGGGGTATTTTCCTAATTTCCGATTTGCACAATTTTTAAGCAGGTGTTTTTACCCCTAAAACAGCCAAATTCGACCTAATCCCTATCATAGGGAATAAAACTTGTATTACAAACAAAATACTTCTTTACTACGCTTGTGGGTTGTGGCACACTACGCTTGTAGTAAATCTATAACACATTGTAAGGACAATTAAATGACCCAAAGAACCCGAAAATCACATAACAACGCAATCCTAAACATCAGATTGCCCGAACCAGTCCTAACCCAACTGACCACAATTTCAGACGCTCAATACAAATCTGTTAGCACAGTCGTGCGAGATTTAATCGTTCAGCACATCCAACAGAACTCAATCTTTTTGACCACACAGACACAAACCCAATCAACCCGAATTGGTAAACCCATGAGTGACAAAGAATACAAGTTTATGCGTGAACAAGAAATGCGTGGTGCATCACCCCTCCGACCTCAATCACCGAGCAATCAACAAACCCTTGAAATGCGACTAACACCTGATGAACTTTCTGAGTGGGAATAACTATGCACCGCACCACAAAAGAATTAGCCGAACTAATCCACAAGTCCAAGCTAAAGAAGCGAGGGGTAAAACTATCACTTTTTGCTGAGATAGATGGGGAGGTTCGGTCACTTCAACAATGGGCTAAAGACTTCGACCTCAAATACTACACCGTGCTCAAACGCCACAAGAAGGGCATAACTGGCAGAGAACTCATCAAACCAGTAGATTAAAAACCACTAGCTCATGGTAGCTCACGCCTAACCTAACACCAAAACATAGCTTGACAAACCTAGTATAAGCTGGTATACTTTAGTTATAGTTGGAAGTAGTACGTTTTGGTGTAGCCAAATCCCTATGATAGGG